GATAGTCTGGACTTGAATAGTATTTATATCCAGCTCGGTAAGGCTTAACGTATATAATCTCAATACATTCGTTTGAATAGCCAAAAGCTGGTATGCGTTTCAGTTCTGTTCTTGGTTTTACATTAGACCAATCATCACTATAAAAATACCCAGTTATTTCGCCTTTCTCGTTACACTTTTCAGCTCTTAAATTCTCAACTGGGATGTGTTCTACTTGTGCGATTGTTTTTCTATCCTTTGAGTAAATTACTTGAATAGCGCATTGCCCCATTAGTTTAAGATCGTAACACAACTTGCGCACACAATCCTTGTGAAACAGAGTAATCATTTTAGCGTATTGCTCTGGTTTTCTATTGCTGTCTAAAGCATCTAAGCCTTTTCCGTAAATCATTTGACTAACACCATTAATAATAGCGTTGTTTGTAGGACTTCCGTTGTAGCGGTCTATTAAGTAACCAAAGTAGTTGTTATCACTACCATAGGCTACCCATTGTTTGTTAGACTTCTCTACAATCTCTGGACTTGTGTAGGTGCTTAAATTAACTATTCTTAAATCGTTCATAAAATAATATAATCGTTATCAAAGCTATTCTCTGTGGTGTATTCGCCATCATTAACAGAATAGTAATCGTTGTTAGCTTGGTTTATAGTTTGGTCTGTGCAAAATACTTTGTCTTTGTAAATTACAGCAGCACCATTCTTTATCTCAAGCATATAAAAATCGCCTTCAGTTAATGAACCGAAAGCTGCTACAAATGACATATAATTGCCATCTGCTGAAGCGGTAGGAGTTTTATTTATAGTCGTGCCAGTACTTTCACTTGTTAGGTTTACAGTAATTGCACCGCTTACAAATTGGCGTGGTATAACCTTAAAAGTTTTATCGCCATTAGTTCCTATAATCTTCATACTAATATATAAACAAAACTATTTTATTTTGTATAAAAAAAAGCCTCTCCAAAAGGAAAGGCTAATTTTCTTTATGTCGTCAACCAAAACGGACATAGGACAAATATACAAAAATATATTTAAACCTATGCTGGTGAGATTGGAGTTGCAGAAGCTACATCTGGAACAGTACAGAAGAACGGAGGAAAAACCTCAGTTGCTACTGCTGTTAAAGTAAAGCCTTGTAAATCTCCAGGAGCAGCACCAGTAACAATAGTTCCGCCAGTGATTTCAGCACCGTTATCTCTACCTACTAACAAATACTTAGTAACTCCAGCACCATTAGGGTACATTTCTACAACGTAATGCGCACGACCTCTGTTTAAGAGTTTTATCTCTTCTTGTGTCGCTACGTCTAACAGTTGAAAGGTAACATTTAAAGTACTTTCGTAGAATGTCGTTCCGTTCTCTCTACTCGAGGTAACACTCGTTTCTAAAGAACTTAAACCGCCTTTTACTTCAAACTTGAAGAACTCAGCAGAGTCGTCCGTTGGTAGTGTTATAGTACCACTACTATCACTTAAAGCAGCAATGGCAGCACTATAATCTAAGATGTAAATATTTTTAATTCCAGCAAAGGCGGTCTTACATCCAACCCCTCTACCTTTTGTTATTGCACACGCCATCGAATTTTTTTTTATAACTTACTAAAAATCAATAAGTTTGGTTAATATAAAAAAAGGTAGGCGGTTTTGCCCACCCTCTTTATGTTGATTAATTTATTAAGAATAAAGTACGATGTCGCCTCTAACTCCGTATTGTACCCCAGCTGTGTAACGCATTACTACACGCACATTCTGAGAACCATCAAGGTCAGCCATATCAATTACTTTAACCTCGTTTCTGTCATCTAAAAGACCAGTTCCAAAGAACAAGTTAGACTTCTGACCTAAAATAGCTTTGTTAGCCGCCATTCCTTTAGCTACAAAAATGTTGATACCTTCAAAAGTTAACTCGCCACCATTGTACCAAGTTGTCCCTTTGTTATCTACACCATTTGCACCGATAGTAGCAGCAAAGCCACCTAAAGCACGAATGTAAGCTCTTGCAATGTTTGTTGAAACGTAAAGCGTTAAATCTTCTTTCCCTAAGATAGTTGAAGGTGCAGCATCTACAATCTTCCCTAACTCAGCGATTACATTAGCACTTGTTACAGTAGCTTCTGCAACATCAGCACCACCATCAGCAGTAAGTAAAGCATCAAAGCCATCAAAGTTCCCTTCTCCAGCAGCACCACTCCAGATAGAAGTTTCAGTTGCGTTTGCAACCTCAGCAGCTACTCTTGAAATAACATAGTCAGAGAATAAAGGTGGCAACTCATCAAAAGCACTAAAGCCCATTTGAGCAGCTTCCCAATCTGCGTGTAATTCTTTCTTACAGATTTGAAGGTTTACTTGTAGTTCAGTTGGTGTTAATACTTTTTCAGTCAATGTAAGACCAGAAGTAGTAGCATCAAAATCACAATCAGCAGAACGTACCAAGTTAGAAAAAGCGCCTACTTTCATAGCAGCCTTATACTTGATGTTAGGCAAGATTGTTACAGCTCCAGCGTCTAATGTTGAAGCAGATAATAGGGCAGCACCTAAGTACTTCCCAGCAAATTCTCCAGCATAACTGGATGATGTAATAGTTGGATTAGCCATTTAATATAAATTTAGTTGTTAATTATTTTGTTCATTACTCTATCAAGTGTGCTTAGTTTTCTTTTTGTAGCAAACTTGAAATTTTGTTTTGTTTGTACCTCTGGATTAGCCTTGATTGGCTCTGCAGCTGGTTGGTCAAGTTCCTCTTGTACTTCTTCTGGTACTTCGCTTAACTTCTCGTGTTTAGCAAGTTCCTCAGTCATAAGGTTACCAAGTTCGTCAGCACTCATTTCTTCCTTAGGCTCTAACATAGCTTTGATTTCTTCAATCATTTCTTTAACCTCAGCAAGTTCTCTTTTAGTAGCGTACATTTCTTTTTTGTCTTCTTCTTCTTCTTTAGCCTCTACTTCTTCTACTTCTTCTTCCTCAGCTTTAATCTCAGCAATAAGACCTTCTTCTGCTACTACTAAAATACGTCCGTCTTCCATTTGGTATTCGCCAACTGGTACGGCAATTTTCTCATCCTCAGAAACGATAAAAATCTCTTTACCAGCCTCAAAACTTTCAGCTTCCAAGATAGCACCGTTCTCTAAAGTTTGTTGCTCAAGCTTAATCTCTTCGGACAAGCCTACAACTTCTTTGATTTTTGATATCATATCATTTGTATTCATATTAATATATAAGTGTTAAAAATTAATTTTGCATTTTTATACGTTACCTACACCTTGCGCCCTTAAACTTCCATCACAGCATTTGGTTTTGTAAGTGTTATCTTCACACAAACAACCGCCTCTGCGACTTCCTTTAGGACTTGTTTTACTTGGTGTTATAAATCTTTTAAATAGTTTTCTCATTTGATTGGAATACAATTTGGTACTAATCTACCGTTTTTCATTTTCATTCCGTACTGCTCATATCCAGCGGTACAAGGTGCTTTAAGGTTGTGTTGTTCACAAGGCATAAACCAAGTCTTACCCTCAAACTCGTGTGTGTGGTACTTATCACATCCAATATCTTGTGCAGCCTTTATTGCAAGTTCTTTAGTGGCATAAGCCAAGCGGTCATCTATAATAGCCATACTGTCATTGATAACCTCACTTGCCAACTCAATCTCTCCAAGTTCTTTTAGTTTGCTCTCTGCCCAACGCTTACCAGCTTTACCACCCCACAATAAATAAGAGATAGTGCCACAAGCCTTAGTATCTCCTTCATCGTAATACTCCTCAGCTCTTGACAAGTAGGAATACATACGTTTAATAGTTTCTTTAGAGATTGGCTTTCCTTGTGCTAATTGTGTCGCTCGGACTTTACCGACTTGTGTAGCGCATTTGTTATTAACCTTCTCGTTTAATTCTAAGCCTCTTTTAGCGTTGTTCTTTACTCCGCTTGGGTAATCTGTGTAGCTTTCAAGAATCATCTTCTTACCGCCCTTAACACGCTTATCGTTTTTAATGATAGCCTTTACTTGACTTAGTAAATACTCTGCTTCGGCTTCTTCTATCTTAGCAAGTTCGTTTTGCTTTTGCTCGTCTGTCATATAATCCCCTAAAGTTTTGTCTTTGGGTCTTTCCATTTTATCTGCGAAGTAACCCTCTATGCTAAAACCTTTAACCTTGCCAGTCTTTACAAACTCATTCCAGATTTGGTCATTGTTTACTTTTACAGCACCTACCCAAGTACCTAAAGGCAAGTCCATACCATACTTTACACTTTTGTCGTGTACCTTATCTTCTACAAGCCAACTCTCTACTAAACTAAGTCCGTTTAATTCGTATTGGTGTTCTAAGGTTGAGTTGTTTTGTTTGCCTTGCATTAAGTACATTTGCGAGGCTTTTAAGACAGTATCT